ATGGTACGTATCGCCAAGGGTACCCCCCCCTGGGGTATAGACCCTAGGCGATACGTACCATCCCGCCCCATCCGGCCTATTTTTGGACGGAATTGACGATGAACCAGTCAGAAACCGAAACCGGCATGCCAAAGTTCGACCCGCACGCCTTCCCGCGCGGCGTGGTCGCCGGCGAGATCACGGCGAACCGGGCGATCACGATCGCGTGCCGGCGGTGGATCGCGGATCTCGAGCGGGATGACATCTACTTCGACCACGACGACTGGCTGGGCTACGAAGCGATGCTGGACGACCTCGTCATCAACGACGGCCACCAGCTGAGCGGTACGAAGTTCCAGCTGCTGCCCTGGCAGGCGTGGGTGTTCGGCGCTGCGTTCTGGAGGCGCAAGGAATGCGGCAACAGGCGGTACAAGCAGATCGCGCTCGAGGTGGCCCGCGGCGCCGGCAAGACGACATCGGCCGCGACCCTGCTCCTCTACTTCGCCAGCACGATCGAGCGATCGTCGACGGTGATTCTGGCCAACACGGTTCAACAGGCTCAGGTCGCGTATCAGTCGGCACGGGCCTTTGCGGTTGACGCCTGGGGCGATCACAACGACCCCGACACTGGCGACGAGGCGGGCTGGGAGACGACGAAGCTCGAGCTGCGGTGCAGGGCGTCGAAGGGCAAGATCGAGACGAAGGCAGCACGATCAACGACCCTCGACGGCCTCAAGGGTGTCGTGTACCTAGTCGACGAATCCAGCGAGCAGACGAGCGACTGGCTCAGCAAGATCACCAGCGGGCTGGGCAAGAACGTCCACGCCCTGATGCTGTCGGTGACGACGCCGGGCGGGATCGCCGCCGGCCGGGATTCGCCCTACTACACGAAGCGGCGATCGTGGGAAATGAGTCTCGAGGAGGAACACTGGGATATGGAGGTGTTCGCGGCGTTCTTCGGGCTTGACGAAGACGACGACATGATCGACGGCGGGCCGGAAGTCTGGATCAAGGCGAACCCGTCGCTCGGCCACACGATTCCAGTCGAGTCATATCACCGGCAGCTCGCCACCTATCAGGCCGAGGGAGACATGGAAACGTGGGAACGAATGCAGTGCTGCCGGTTCTCCACGAAGGGGATCAAGTGGGTGGGCGGCGACGTCTGGCAGGAGAACACCGGCCACCCGCCGGAATACCCAGCCGCCGGCGTAGCGGTGTATGCGGCCCTAGACCTGTCGAAGTCGTTCGACATAAGCAGCCTTTGCTGGGGCTGGTGGCACGAGTCGCGGTTCTGCATGCGGTGGCATCACTGGGTGATTCGGCAGGAACCGGGAAGCCGCAAGCGGGACTATCAGCGGCACCTGAACGCCTGGGAGAAGTACCCACACGTCACGGTCTGCGACAACTCGGTGCAGTACGAGCTGGTCCGGGAGAAGCTGTGGGAGCTGAAGCAGCGGACGAACCTGAAGCGAATCGGCTACGACGCGATGGGCGGCATGAAGGTGAACATGGAGGGGTGGGGCGATCTCGAGGACGGCTACAACGCCGAAACAGATCTGCCCATGTCCAGGTATCCGCAGACGATGGTGGCGCTGGGGCCGGCAACGTACCTGTTCGAGGGATTTGCAAAAGATCGGAAATTTTGCTTGCAAGACTGCTCAGTTGCACAGTATGCGCTTGCAAATGTCGTTCTAGAAGGTAATGTAAACGGGGCTTATCGGCCGTCGAAGTCGCCCCACAAGACGCGGGGAATCATCGACCCGATTGTGGCAGCGGTGATGGTGTGCGGGGTTCTGATTCAAGAGGGTGCGGAAAGACCGGGGGCGTACGCAGACCCCGATTCAATCGCCTTCTAATTCGTGTTTCCGGGGGGAAACGACTTGGACATCCGTCGATTGTTTCGATGGCCTCGGGTGAACGCCACTGGTGGCGCCGGCCCTGATGGCGTGTGGTGGCCGACCTACCCAAACCAGAACAGCGACAACGTCGCCCAGTTCGCCCAGTACCCACCTCGAGCGATGCGGCTGCCGGCGGTGCGACGAGCGGTGAACGCGATCGCCGGCGACATCGCCCGCATGCCGATCAAGGCCTACGTCTACCAGGGCGAGGACTGGGTGGACATCGGCCGCGATCCGATCGTGGTGGCCCTGAACGAACAGGCCAGCGAGTTCCACACGGCTACCGATTTCAAGCGCTGGATGTTCATGCAGGCGTTGACGTGGGGCAACTCGTTTGCCCTGATCAGCCGGCGAGGCACGACGTTCGACCAGTTCATCCCGCTCGACAACAACGATGTCCAGCTGAACCGGGCCGCCGACGGTCGGTACTACTACACGACCAGCGAGTACGGCGACGTCGCGCCGGCCGACATCATCCACCTGCGGATGCCCCAGTCGGTGCGGCAGCTCTGGGGCACCAGCCCGGTGATGGAAGCGGCGCGGGCCATGGCGCTCTCGAGCGAGCTGGAGACGGCCGGCCTCGAGGGATATCGCCAGCCCGGAATGGGCAAGATTGCGATCACCACCAGCGAGTCCGTCGGTGCAGACGGCGTGCGGAAGATGGCCGATGCATACGTCAGCGCCCATTCCGGCGCTCAAGGCATGCTGCGTCCCATCATCGCTCAGAACGGTGCGACGGTGCAGCAGGTCGGTCGCAGTCTGGTCGACCAAGACTGGATCGCCGGCAGGAAGAACGCCATCGAGGACATCGCGCGGGTGTTTGGCATTCCGCCGTACGTCCTGTTCAGCGAATCAGGCTCGGCCTACACCGCCGAACAGTCCCGCATGTACGCGGATTCGCTGGCAGCGTACACGGACGCGTGGGGGGCGGAGCTGGGGTCGAAGTTGTACGGGGCCGACTACTGCGTCAAGTTCGACAAGACGGCGCTGCTTCGCGGCTCCTTCAACGAGTCGATGCAAGCGTATCGGGAAGCGGTGCAGCTGGGCGTGATGACGCCGAACGAAGTGCGGAAGGAACTGGGGCTGGCGCCCATCGACGGCGGCGACGAAATGTACGTCGGGCCGAACATGCAGACGACCGGGGGGTCTGATGAAGCTGGAAACAAGACTGCTGTCGACGACGACGACGGCGACGTCAGCGAATGAGCTGACCGGCATCGCGGTTCCGTACGGGCAGCTGTCGCATCCGATTCAGGGTGCCGGCAGGTCGTTCCGCGAGAAGATAAGGCCGGGCGCGCTGAGCTACGACGACAACACGGTGCTGCTTACACAGCACGACCAGCGCGGCATACCGCTCGCAAGGGTTGGCGCTGGCACGCTGTCGTTCCGGGAAACAAAAGACGGCCTCGAGTTCACGGCGACCTTGCCGGATTCGCGGCCGGATCTCCGCGAAGCGCTGGAACGAGGCGACATGAGCGGAGCAGTGTCGATCGGTTTCTACGTCGAGGACGACGGCGACCGATGGCTGCACACAAACAAGCAGAGCATGCGCGAGGTGACACGGGGTCATCTTGTCGAGCTGTCTCTGGTTTCACCTGCTGGCGCCTATCCGGGTGCCCGCATCACACACGGGGGGAAGCCTAATGGCTGACCTGGTATCAATGCGGGCTGACGCGATGGAAGCCCGAAAGCGGATCGACGCGCTGCTGGCGGTCGATGGGGAACTGACCACTGATCAGGTGGCAGAACTTGAAAAGTCCGACGTGGAATTCCGTGGCCTTCAGGCTGAGATTTCCAAGGCTGAAACAATTGCATCTGCAAGGGAGTCGCTGAGCGCGCCGTCCTTTGAGTTCCGCGCCGAGCGGAAGCCGGAGCAGCGATCGCAGCAGGAGATTCGCACGCAGTTCCTGAACGATCTCAAGCAGGAGATGCGTTCGCCTGGCAGCTTCGAGCGGCGGACCACTGATTTCAACATCGGCGGCACGCCTGGCAACGCTGCCGACCTGCTCCCGGTTGATCTTCAGGACGAGATGATCCGCCTGTTCGCTTCGCGTTCCAACGTGGCCCAGGCCGCGACCGTTCGCAGCTACGCGAGCGATGCGGAAATCCCGATGGTCACTGCTCGAGCGACCATTACCGACTTCAGCGGCGAGGGTGCGGCATACGACAACTTCGATCCGGACTTCGGCAAGCTCCGAATCCGGGCGTTCAAGTCGGCTGCCGAGACGAAGATCACCGAAGAAGTGATCTCCGACAACCGTGGCGGTGCCGTCGATGAGATCCTCCAGCAGCACGGCGAAGCCCATGCGTACTTCTGGGAAACCAAGTACCTCGGCACCGCTGCGGCTCAGAACGCTACCGCTCCCGACGGCCTCCTGGCTTCTGAGGCGAACATTGCCAGCACCTTCCCGGATGAGGCGGTCAACGGCACCGTTGCCATTGCGGACATCTCGACCGGCGCCGGTGACACCACCATCGCCGACGTGACCTACCAGGATCTGCTGGACGTCACCTTCGGGATGCCGGCGAAGTACTGGGGCCTCGAGAAGTCGTGGCTCATGTCGCCGGCCCTGTTCCAGCACGTCATCGGCCTGACCGATGCCGGCGCGACCGGACGACCGTTGTTCCTTCCGAACGCGACCGGCACGATTCAGCAGTCTTTCAACATGGGGACGCTGTTCGGTTACCCGGTGTACGTCTCGGATGCGATGACCGACGCTACGCCGGCCGGGTCGTTCCAGGCCGTTCTCCTCGAGCGGGGCAGCTACGTCGTGGCGACCCGTTCGCAGGTGACCAGCCAGGTCGATCCGTTCACCAACGGTGCCAGCGGCATCACCGCGTTCCGTACTCGGATGCGGGCGGACGGTCGCTGGATGCGGCCCAGTTCCTCGGCGCGTCTCCAGATCGCGGCGCTCTGATCCTTTCAGCCTTTCTCCGGGGTCGGGGCCTTCGGGCCTCGGCCCTGGATTCCGGGGGAACCGATGCAGATCACGAGCCAGTCGGCCCACAATTTCCAGCTGTCGGCGTTCCGGGACCATTGCCGGATTCCGTGGAGCGATGACAACTCCGCGCTTCAGCGATCGCTGGACGCCGGCGTCACGTTGTGGGAAACGGTGACCAACTGGTACACGCGATCGACCACGGTGGAAATTGCGATCCTGCCGGGCATGCAGGTGCCGTTTGGGCCTTCGCCGACGATCTCGAGCGTCACGAAGTACCGCGACGGCGTGAGCGAGGGAGCCGTTACCACCGACTGGTATCTGGCGAACGTCTGGGGGGCCACAGAGTTCCGTCTGACGGCTTCCGGGACTTGGGACGCCCGATGCGAGTACCGGGCGTCGATGTCCGTCACAGGCGACGTCTCGCCCCTTGTGAAGTGCGGCGTGTTCGACTTGGGCAATCACCTGTACCGCGATCGGGAAGGCGTCTCGAATTTCACGATGACAAGCGTCCCGGTTTCGCTGCAAACGATCATCCAGAACCATCAGCTGGGGGGAATGTGAGTTCAGGCGGCACACATCCCGTCCAGTTTTACAGCGCTTCCGAAACGGCTGACGCTGCCGGGTCGGAAACTGTGACGTACACGCTCCAGTTCACCGCAATGGTCGACTTCCGGGTGGAACGTGTCAGCAAGACTGACGCCGGCGAGATCCGGCCGTCAGGGCAGCTCACCGCCCTGGTCCGCATGCCGTTCACAGAGTCGATCGGCTTCGACTGGCGGGTTCGGTATCGGGACGTCTACTACGACATCGAGCAGATCCGCGACCCAAACGGGCTGCGGCGGGATCTCGAGCTGACAGTTGTGGCGGTGGAACGATGAAAGATGATCTGGTCAAGGTCGGTCCGACGCCCAGCCTGAAACGGTACCTGCGTACCCTCGACAGTCTCGAAGGCTTCAAGGGCGTGAACATGCTGCAGAACGCCGCACGGGTGGCGTTCGATGTAATGCGGGACAAGAGCATCGAGAACTTCCGCCGGATCCCGTTCGGCCGGAAGTCGCGGGCCTACGTCAAGGGCCGGCGGGGCATCGAGACGTTCGGCAAGACGGCTGCCG